TGAACATCAAGGCCAAGTTTTTGCATCATGACAATGATGCCGGGGTTGTCTGCTTTGCCATAAAGAACTTTGATTGGAGACTGTTTAAGAATCTTGATGAAGTGAATGATTGATTTGGCGACGGTCACCGAGTTGTCCACGGTGTAAAGGTGCACCTCTGCGGCGCTCTGACCCAAATGAATGATGAACAAAAGCGTGTTGTTTGCTTGGGTCAAATTAGCATGACCTTTGACAATGTGGTCGTGCACAAACGCCAGCACTTTTTGAGGATCAATCCCGTGCTGTTGCGCATCCGCTGTGATGATTTCTGAAGGTGTCATTTGTATTCCAAGTTCATTATCCCTACCATGCTCTCAGCCCATTCTTGCCAAGTTGCAAACTGTCTTTGATCGGGTATTGCTGAATTTACAAAATACCCGATGCCGTTCATGCCGTCCACCCATGTGCGCCACTCTTCCTCTGGCACATGACCAAGCTGCTGCGGTGCAAATAGCTCTTCCATCAGCTTGCAATACTGATCCCATGTCATGCCGCGAGGGTCGTATGTGATCACGGATTGCCCGTCGAGCGGCTGTCACCAACGTCAAGACTCAAGAGCACTTTGCCCATGAAATAATTTCCGCCAGTGGTGTTGGAGGTGAAGCGCAGGCGCATCTCGCGGCGTTGTTCGCGCATGTCCACCTTCAGCGTGGTGGGGTCAAAGTTGTACGGGTTGGATGTGATGTCACTGTCATCGGCGTAGCCCTTACCAGTCACGGTGACGCTCATCGTGCCAGATTGAACAAAGTCAGGTTCAATCCGTTCGCAGCGCGTCCACAAGTTGTCGCCCGGCTGTTGAACCGCACCCACAAGTCCGCCCAGCACGCCGAGCGCGGGGGTTTCAAAGTACGAGTTTATGGCCGTGACTTGGTCGGTGTAAATTTGGTCTGTGCCAATCTCGTGCTGCCACAAGGTGTAGAACTGAGCGGTGGTCAAACTCACTGTCAGGCCAGTGCCAGTTGAGGGCGACCGCGCCGATGTGGTGTACGTGCCAGATGGAGCCGCGCTATACGAGCCAGCGGCCACCACAGTCAACCCCGTAACAGCACTGCCAGACACGGTGGTGACTTTGAGCGATGCAGGTGCACCAGAGCCTCCCAAGACGGTCACGATGTCGCCCACGGCATACGATGCACCACCGCTGACAACAGTCGCGCCAGTGGCCTCATATCCCGATGCGGTGTTGCCGCCCCACACGGGGTAGCGGAACACTTCGCTGAATGCCCCAGCCGAGCGCTGCGCACCAAGTGATTGGCCTGCGTCATACCAAGTTTTTTCGCGCACGTTGTAGATGATGGCATCCGTGCATTCGGTGGCGTCACCACGGGGGTAGAAGAACCAAATCTCGCCCCAGCGCGGCACTTTGCTTGCCCACACCTTTTGGCGTTGCTGATAGTTCAAGTTGTCAAAGAACCAGTTTTGGTTTTGACTATTTGGGACTTCTTGCACCGCGCCGTTGTACATCAAGAAGCGGTCAGTTCCGACCCAGTAGTAGATGCCGTCATACTCAATGACGCACTGGCTCGACATGATGGACGACTGTTGCGTCACCAAGTCATAGCGCCAGTAATAAGTCAGGTTGCCCACGGTCTGCGGCGCGTAGCTCACGCGAATCAACGAGTCCAGTGTCCAAAACAAACCGCTTGGCACTGTTGTGCCGCCGCGCACGGGCAGGCCTTTGACCACCTTGGTTGATGAGACGTTGTTGGCGTTGGCGTCCGATGACGTCCAGTTGGTGAAGTCACCCGCTGCGCAGTTTTGGATCAAGCCGTTGTTGCCATACACAAAAAGGTATGGATACAACATCACCACGCCGCCAGACACCGAGATGTTGTTGTCAAAACTCAAAACTTGATAGACGTTAAAAGTCAATCCAGTTGTTGTACCAGCCGTTGTGGTGATTGCGCTTCCGCTTAAAGTTGCCGACAAAGTAAATGTGCTTGTGGTGTTTGTTGCAATAACGTAATAAGTGCCTGCCGCAATACCAGTAGCGCTGCCAGATAAAGTGCCAGCCACCACGACCGCTTGACCAACTGCAATGTTTGAAGTTGCTGTACAAGAAAATTGACCAGCTGTTCCAGTTACAGCAACACCTGTCAATGCGGCACTTGGACTTGAAGATGTTGCTGGAAGGCTTAATGTGGCTGTGTACACGCCGCCAGTTATCAAAGCAGAAACAACTGTTGTGCCAGACTGTATGCCAGATCCAGACACCGAAACGCCTGCGCCAACACCCAAGTTGGTTGCGGGGAACGTCATGGTTGTTGAGCCACTTGTGATTGATGCAAATGCCGTAAACACGCCCACGGGAGTAAGGGTGGTGCCTGAGAACGATCCGAATAATGGACGAGTGTTGACAGCGCTAGAAATGTCGCTCAAGTTTTGTCCGGGATGCGCAATCAAGTTTAAATTGCCACCACCCGATGAGCTGTAGCCAATGTCAAACTGCCACAAGTTGTTGGCATTTGCTGTGAAACCGCTGGAGATGGTGTATTCCAGTGGACCAGTTCCCACGCCAGCATAGTTGGCTGTCACCCATTGCTCTAGGCCGTTGGAGTAGCCTGAAATGACGTAGTTTGAACCGTTGTTGGACTGCATGATCATGCCGCGAGAGATGCCCGAGGCATTCAAGAACATGCTGTTGTAGCCGCCAATCTTGCGAGGCAAACCATTTTGGAAGCGCACCCACTGGCCGTCCACGTAGGAGGCGGACATGAATCTCGTACCATCACGTTGGATGCCCGGCTTGACTTGGAGTACGGCAACCTTTGCGGTCATTTAGAAGCCCCCGCCAAGAATGCCGCCCAAGGCCGTGACTTGGTTTTGCACCGTCAAGCCTGTTGAGGCGTTCAATGTCATGCCGTTTGCGCCGCTGACAGCAAAACCAAGCTGGCCGCTGGCAACCAAGTAGACGCCAGTCGATGTGTCGCCGGAGAAGTTGACCGATGGCGCGGCGGCGGAGCCGTTTGCCAAAGTTATAGACGTGAGCGAAGATGCTGCGGCGGTTTGCGCGTTGTAAACGTTCGTGCCATCGCAGATCGCAATGATCGTTTGGCCTTGTGGCAGTGTGACGGTTGTGCCACCCGATGCCGCCGTCTTGAACGTCAATGTGAACGAGCCAGACGTTTTGTTTTGCAGCGAGTACAACTGGACGGTTTGGGGCAATATCACAATTTGGTTGGACGTCAGCGTGCCAAGATACTCTTGAATCGTATTTGAGGCCTGAGCAGACGTGAGCGTGGTTGTGCCGCCCGTCACGGTCACTTGCAACTGGGTGTAGAAAAACGTGTTTGAGCGGCCATAGGCAAAGGTGTTGAAGCCCGTGCCGTTGGAGACGATCACCAGCGACTCGGTGGGCTGCAATTGAGCGCTTGGGTTGCCATCAATGGTGTCTGTGCCTTGGGGAACCAAGTTCAAGATGCCCGTGCCGTTGTTGCGGATCATCACAAACCAGTTGTTGCCCACGCTTGCCGAAGTAGGCATGGTCAGCGTGCCAGCGCCGCCGCCCCACACATAAAACGATGAGCGATCAGACGCCAAGAAGGTGTACCCAGTTGTCACGTTGTTGACGGTGTAGGACTGATTCAGCGTCGCGCCGATGGCGGTTAGGCCGTACCCAGCCAGCGTGGCCGCATTGGCAGACGATGTGCCTGCACCAAACGTCACCACCGCCCACGTACCGTTCGTTGTGGTGTTGTCGGTTAAGTAGATGAAGTCAGCCAAGCCAGACGCAATGCTGGCAATGGTGTTGCCGCTGGTGTCCGTCACCGTGAAGGTGTTGGAACCAATGTTGCGCACAATGACGTTTTGGCCGCTTGACACTTGCGTGGCTGGCGGCATGAACAAATTCAGGCCAGTCGTGGTGGCCGTGACTTCAATGATGTTGGCCGCAACATTTGAGGTGTTGCCATTGATCGGCCATTGCAGCGCGGTATTCGAGCTGATGGACAGATTCTCATAACCCACCGTTGATGGGTTGATGGTTAAGCCCGTGAAGGCATCGGTATATGTTGTCATGTTTAGCTATCCACGGCGACGGATTGACGATCCCCAACACGAGCCACATCCTCGGTTTTCAGGGCATTGATTGCTTCAGAATATTTTTGCTGGAACACGGCACGATTGTCGTTCTTCAAGAACAGCATGGCTTGCAACAGCGTGCCATACAGCATTGCATTCGGTGCGTACTGGGTCAGCCAATTGGTTTGGTTGACAGAACTCAGCGGCTGGATGCGCTCGTAGTACAAGATTTCAAAGCTGTACGCCTGATCTGGCGTGGGCGCCAAGTACCAATGCTGGTAGTCCGAGTCGGCATAAAACAACGGCGTAGAGGTTTGAGTGGCGTTTGGCCAATAGTTCTCAAGGTACTCCAGCTTGCGCAACAAGACGGGTTGTTGTGTGCCATCGGCCTTGGTCAAGGTCATGGAGACAGTTTTGCGCCAACGTGCAGGCTTGGCCAAGACGGGGTTGTTGGGCGACATGGTTGCCGTGGCAACGGCCATTTGACCCAAGGTTTTGATCTCTTGGGCAATTTCAAACTCAGCCAAAGTGATGAAGGTGGGGATAGCGTTAATGGTCGCTTGATCACTGCGCTCCAAATACTGGAGCACCATCGTCGTCAGATTGTCATAGGTCATCGCCCATGACGGAGTTATTGTGGCTGGTGTAACGGTCGCCATGTGAGTCCTTTACGGTTGCGTGATTGTCCCATTAAGCGCTTAGAACAGCAATAGCATGTTTTGTCAATGCTACCCGT